GTGTACGGGTCTGGTAAATCGCTTTAGCGCCCTGACCTGCGCAAACGCGCCCTCTACGCGCGCGTGCGCGTGCGCGCGGGGCCGCGAACACGGGTTCGGTCAGGTGTGGCAGGGAGGGATATCGCATGGCTGGTATGGGACCACCTCCTAATCCCAATCGTAGACGACGCAACGCGGACGCTTTCACTGGGGTCCGGCGTAGGCAGTGTGTGAGTTGTGGTTCTCTGCGGGATGCGGACGGCCGTGCGTGTCCTTCATGTGGCGCTCCGGACGGTTCCCAGCCTTCCGCGGACTCCACTCGCGCCGTTCCACCGGAGACTGTTGTGAAGAACGTTCCCGAGTTGCCTACTCCCAAACGCTGGCTGTCCGCGACCCGGGAGTGGTGGGACGCATGGTGCCACTCCGCCCAGGTGGCTCACTTCGAGCCTTCTGACTGGGAGGTTCTGAAGAGCCTGCTGCCGCTGGTGGATGCCATGCACCGGGAAAAGGACGCGATGCGGAAAGCTCGCATTTTCGAGATCGTGTTCCGCGCGGAACGTGCATTGGGCGGTACCCACATGGAGCGTCTTCGGGGTCGCGTTGGGAGTGTGTCGGGTAGTGATGCGAGCGCTGCTGCCGCTGCCGCGAACTCTGGTCCGGAAGCAACTCCGGACAATGTTGCGGTGTTGGCTGAGTACCGGGAAATGCTGGCGCAGGAGGGCTGAGATGGTCGCCGAGCGGGTTTAGTCGCTGGTTGAGGTTGCCCTACCGGCTAGCGTTCCCGGACGCGTGTGGACGATTTGGGAGCGTTGATGGGCTCTTCTGGGGGACAGACCGGCAACCTGCCTCACGATCTTCCGGATTGTACACTGGGCTGGGGGGTTTTGCTGTGGGCCACGCGCTACATTGTGCAGCCTGATGGGGAACGTGCAGGGACACAATGGCGGTTTACGCCAGAGCAGGTCAGGTTTGTGCTGTGGCTCTACGCTGTAGACGACCGCGGTAGATTCGTGTTTAACGGCGCAACGCTTCGCCGCGCTAAGGGTTGGGGAAAATCCCCGCTTGCCGCGCTTTTGTGCTTGGCGGAGTTTTTGGGCCCGGTGCGGTTTTCCCACTGGGCTCGTCAAGGTGAATTCTGCGCCACGTGCGTGGGCCCGCATTCGGGGGAAGCGCTNCATCCCATTGGGAAACGCGTCCATTCTCCGTGGGTTCAGATCGCGGCGACTAGCTATGCGCAGACCGCGAACACGTTTCAGATGATTCGCGGCATGGTGGTGGCGAGTCCCGCGGTGGCTGACTACGGGTTGGACGTGGGAAAGACCATGGTTCAGTTCGCGTCGGGCCGCCCGGGGAAGATCGAGCCCGTAACGTCCTCTAGCCAGTCGCTGGAAGGTGGTCGGCCCACCTTCGCGATTTTTGAGGAAACGCACCACTGGACTGAATCGTCTGGTGGCCACCATGTTGCACGTACGGTGCGGAGAAACCTAGGCAAGATCGCTGGTGGCGGTGCGCGTGCGGTGGAGATCACCAACGCCCACGATCCTAGCCGACATTCGGTGGCGCAGAGCACATACGAGATGTACCTAGCCATGCAGCAGCGTGCCGCTGAAGACCCGGGGTACCGAGTTCCCTATCTGTATGACTGCCGCGAAGCCCCAGCGGACGTGGACATTGCGGACGAGCAGGACTTGCGCCGCGCACTCCGCGTTGCGTACGGGGATTCGACATGGGTCGATTTTGACCGGATTGTGGCCGAAGTTTACGACCCGCGGCAGCCTGTCGAGGAGGCGCGTCGCTTCTTCTTCAACCAAATCGTTGCCGCGTCGGATGCTTGGGTTCGGCCGGACCAGGTGGATGCCATCGTTGAGGACCGGGAAATCCCGGANGGTGCGATGATCGCACTCGGGTTTGACGGTTCTAANACGGTGGACGCTACCGCGCTTATTGCTTGCGACATCGAGACCGGTCACGTGTGGCCGCTGGGTGTTTGGGAGCGTCCGGACTCTCCGGATGCTCAGGGATGGTCGGTGCCCACAGATGAGGTCACTGAGGCGGTGCGTGCCGCGTTCGAACGTTGGGACGTGGTCGCCTTTTTCGCCGACGTGGCGTACTGGCAATCGTACGTGGACACGTGGGCAGAGCAGTACAGGGACCGGCTTGCTGTCCGCGCTTCCGCGAGACATTCTGTCGCGTTCGATATGCGGGGTCGGCTCCGCGACTTCACGCGTGCTGCCGAGTCGACGAGGGCCGCGATCGAAGAACGCACGTTCACTATCGCCAACGACGTGCGGCTAATCCGCCACATCAAGAACGCTCGGCGACGTCCGAACGCGTTCGGGGTAGGCCTTGGGAAAGAGTCGAGGGAGTCGGAACGGAAGGTCGACGCTGCAGTGGCCATGGTGTTGGCTCGCGAGGCACGTCGTATGGCAATTGAGCGTGGCCGCTTGTCTGAGCGGAACCGCGGTGGCGACGAGGGACAGCCTGGGGTTCTGTTCGGGTTTGGATAGTGAAAGGGGTGACGGTCCAGTGACTGCAGAGGAGCGGTTGGCGTACGCGCTGCAATCTCGCGCTGATGAGGAACAAGCGCTGGACCGTGTGCGTAGGTACATGCGGGGTCTCCACGACCCCTCGTACATGCCGCGCTCACACGAGGGCGAATTCTCGGGATTTCGCCAAGAGGCTATCGGGAACTGGCTTCCTTTGATCGTCACCACGGTGGCGCAAAACCTCTATGTCGAGGGTTACCGCGATGATGAGCATCCCGATAACCTCAACGTGTGGGAATATTGGGTGGCTAACGGGATGCTGTCACGCCAGATGCATGTGTACCGGTCCGCGCTGACGTACGGACACGGGTACGTGATGGTGTGGCCCGGTGATCCGGGTCCCGTGGCACGTGTGTATTCCCCGCTGGCCATGTATGTGGTTCAGGAGGATCCGGATGCGGAATATCCGGACTATGCGATCCGTCGTTCGCGATCCCGAGTGAAAAACGAACTCGGGCTTGTGGGCGATGTGTGGGACATCGTGGACGCTGAGGGTGTGTGGTCTTTCTGGGTTCCGTCCGGAGATTACGGGAACGTCCAGGAGTACAGGCTGTTGGATTCTTGGACTCACCCGTTCGGCGTGTGTCCCGTGGTGGTTTTCCGCAATCAGTGGACTGATGATCCGGATGTACGGATCGCGGAACTCGGCGAGGTGTGGCCGCTTATCCCGCTGCAGGACCGCCTGAACGATACAACGTTGGGCTTGCTGATCGCACAACAATATGCAGCGTTTAAGCAGAAATGGGCTACCGGTGTGGAGATCCCCCGCGATCCGGAAACCGGCCGGCCGATTGAGCCTTTCGAGGCCGCGGTGAACCGACTGTGGACCACCTCGTCTAAAGATGCGCGGTTCGGCGAGTTCACGGAAACGGACCTGTCCGGCTATCTCGCTTCGCAAGAATCCGCCATTAAACATATGGCGACTATTGCCCAGGTGCCGCCGCACTACCTTCTCGGCGGGCTGGTCAACATTAGCGCGGAAGCGCTGGCAGCCGCGGAAGCGGGGCTGTCAAGAAAGGTCTCGGAAAGAAAGGCGGTTTTCGGAGAAGCATGGACTCGCGTGTTCCGTCTTTTGGCGTTTGCTGCAGGNCAATTCGAGGATGCGGAGAATACCCGTGCGCGTGTTGTGTGGCGCGACACAGAAGCGCGTTCTCTTGCTGCTTCCGCGGATGCTCTCGGCAAACTGGCAACCATGCTGGGGATCCCTGCAGAGGCGTTGTGGGAGCTGATCCCGGGTGTTACGCCGTTCCAGATTCGCAGGTGGAAACGGCTGAAACAGCGGGATATGGCTATGGATGTTGCGGAGGTTGCTGCGACTCTGCTCCGCGGTGACGAAACTTCGCTTCCTGTAGAGGCCTCCGGGGATTCTCTGCCTGTCGAGGAGGAGGATCCTGGTGGCGGTGACTGAGGCTGGTGCGGTGCTCACTGAAGCGCATCGCACCGCTCAGTTAGGTATTCTGGAGAGCCTACTCCGCACGTTCGAGCAGGAGTGGAATCAGGACGTTGCGTTTGACCCTACAGCGTTCTCCGCGTGGGTGAGGGAGCGTGCGCCTGAGGTAGCGTCCGCNTATCGCCTGTCCGCGGAGACAGCACAGCGGTACTATGAGCGGTTCCGTGCGGCTGAGGGCGTGCGGGGACCGCTCACATCCGTGATCCTGGATCCGCTGGATCCGCAGGCATGGAGTGGCTCGGTAACGCGCTGGGGNCCGGCGTATACCACTGCGCTCGTGGGGAATGGGCTTGCTGAGGAGGCCGCTGCTCGGCGGTCGCTCGTAGCGCTGAGCCTGAATGCAACGCGCACCTCGATGGCTGGGGGACGTACCGCGTTGGCAGCGCTCATGCGGGAAGAGCCACGTCGGGTACGGTGGGCGCGGATCGCGAGTGCGCGCTGTTGTGCGTTCTGTGCAATGCTCGCATCCCGCGGACCCGTGTACTCTTCCGCGTGGGCTGCGGGTGCGGGCCGCCATTGGCACCCCGGGTGCAAATGTACTGTCGAGCCGTATTTTGGTAGGGGCCGCTACCAGCTGCATCCAACGTCCCAGCAGTACGCAACGATGTGGGACAACCTCAAACACCCCAGCTTGAACGAGTTTCGCCGTGAATTGGCAAGACAGCGGCGTAAGGAAGACGAGGCAGGAGAAGAGGAGGGCTGATGTCGGAGAACACCACTGCCGAGACAGCAACTCGGGATGCTGGCAGCGACACGCCTGCTGAGGAGGTCCCTCAGGGGGAGTCCGCTCCGCGTCGTCCGGATCCCCGTGACGTAGAGATCGCCACGCTGAAACGGCAGCTGGCTGAGCTGCAGCAAAAGTCGAGCGTGAACACGTCACCGGAGTCTCGCTCCGATGAGGACCGGAAGAATCCTGAGGAACAGGATGCCAAGGATCCGTTGCAGCAGGCGTTGCAGCGGATCGCCGAGTTGGAGGAGCGGTGGCATCAGGAGCGCATGACGGCTGTGCGTGCCCGAGTGGCCGAACAGACCGGTGTTCCGCTTGCCGTGGTGGAGCGGCTGAGCGGTGACAGTGAAGAAGAGTTGCGTGAAGCGGCTGCCGCGGTCGCTGAAGCACTGGCTGAAAGGCAGAAACCCGCACTGGTGACGCGTCCGAAACCGGCACAAGGGGATGCGCCGGGACGTGGCGGTGTGGGCTCCAACCCGAGTCCCGCCGAGTTGGCGGAGGCTATTCGTAAGCGGCTTCCGTACTAGGAAGGGGTAGTAGATGGCTCATAACATTGTGAAGGCCGAAAAATGGGCGTCGGCCGCGGTTGGCCTGCTTGAACGTGAGCTGGTCCTGACCGCGCTGGTTGGTCGCGACGCTGGAGCAGAGTTCACCGGTGCCCGTGGCGACACTGTCAACATCAAGAGGCCGTCGCTGCTGTCGGGCACCATCGAAGCTCTGCGGGACATGCAGGGTTCAGGCTACCAGCTCCAGACTGAGGACCTGGAGGAAGGCAGTATCTCGGTCTCGCTGCAGCACCACATTTACTCTGCGGTAGACCTGACCGACGCGGAGCTGACTCTTGACATCGTGGATTTTGGTGCGCAAGTTCTGGCTCCGCAGACTCGCGCGATCGCTGACCGTGTTGAATCGCTGATCGCCGCGAAATTTAACGGATTGACCCCGGCGTTTACGGTGAGCGGTACTCCGGACGAGCTGGGCGGTGGCAAGATTCGCAGGGCTATCACCGAACTGCGCAAAATCTTGAACGCGCGTAGCGTGCCGATGACTGGCCGCGTGCTCGTCGTGGGTGTGGATGNNGAGNGCTACCTTCTCCAGGATCCGAACCTGACTCGCGCNAGCTANGCGGGCGATGCGAGTGCGCTGAGGGCCGCGGAACTCGGGAACCTGTACGGCTTCCGCGTGGTGGTGTCCCCAGCGATCGACCCCGACCGCATGGTGGCACTGCATCCTAGCGCGTACACGCTGGTGACTCGGGCACCTCGTGTTCCTGAGGGTGCGGTGTCTGGCTCCAGCATTTCCTACGCTGGCGTGGCCATGCGCGCTCTGCGGGACTACAACAGTGCGACCGCTCGTGACCGGTCGGTTCTGTCGACGTTTGTCGGCGTGGGGGAGACTCTCGACCCCGAGATCACGTACGACGCTGACGGTGCCAAAACTGTGGACATGGAGAACCCGACCATGTTGCGCGCGGTCGCGGCCGTGATCCAGGAAGACGAAGACCCTGGTGACCCCGGTAACGGCGACGTCTGATAGGTGGTGAGATACCGTGCCGACTGTACAGCAGTTTCTTGCGCGGTATCCCCAACCGGTGCCTGACTCGGAGCACGAGCGTGTCCAAGCGGCGTTGGAAGACGCCGAGATTGCGGTGCGTGTGGAAGCGGGGCTGTCCGACGAGGTCCCGCTTCCCGCCGCGTTGGAACCCATCGTGCTTCGTGTCGCCATACGCACGTTCGCCAACCCGCTGGGGATTTCATCGGAGACCATCGGGGACTACACGTGGCGTGCGGATAATCGCCCGGTCGGCACCGTGCTGTCTCCGGACGAGCGCGCGGAGATCGCACGCGTGATGGGACACGGCGGGGTGGTGTCGGTACCGATACGCCAACACTGGACAGCATGGGACCGGAGCAGGCTGTCTGCGTATGGTCCCCATCCTCCAGAACGTCGACGAGGGGATGAAGTCCCATGGTGGCGGTAGGGCAGNTGTTGGTGTCTCGGCGGGATGTGTACCGCAAACACCTGGTGGACGATGGTGCAGGGGGACGTGTGACCACGTGGGAATACGTGGCCACAGTCCCCTGTCGTGTTTCTCAGCCGCGTCCTACGGAACGTGCGATCGCCATGCAGATGGGAGCGGAAGCACCGACCCCGGTGTACTGCGCTCCTGATGCGGACGTGCGGCGTGGGGATGAGTTGCGGGATCCGGATACAGGGCAGCGTCTCCGCGTGGTGGCCACGGTGCGTCCTTCGGTGGCGCTGTATCTGCGCGCGGACTGCCACCAGGTGGATGCCGAAGGGGGTACGTAGTGGCAAAGAAGCAAAAAGGGATCCGCATGGAGGTCGAGGGCATTGATGCCCTGTATGC